TTCCCAAACTTCTTTGACAAACTGTTTAAAATTTTTCATGTTTTCCCTATGCTAGATTATGGATTCAAATCGATTCTCGGAGCAGTGAACTTCATATGCACGTTGGAATTGGCATACATGTGGCCATCTACCTGAATGTCGTAGTTACCACCGACGTGAAGCTCGTAGTTACCGTGAATGTACTCTTTGCAGTTACCGTAGACCTCGATGAACGAATTGCCCTTGATCAGAAGATGGTTATCACCGTCTATGGTGCACATTCCATTGCCCCAGACATGGAGATGCTCGTCCTTCTCGATGATGACATGGCGCTCGTGCAGGACGCGATGCACCTCTAATCCGGTGGGATGGATCTCGGTAAAGGTGCCTTTCTTGTGCTGGAGGTAATAGCGCTCTGCACCCGGAGTATCGTCGAACTCTTCGATATGACCGCAGTTATCCGGAGGACTGCTGCCGGAGACGTCGACATGCGGTTTAGGCTCTGTCTCTCTGACGTGATTGTAAGGGTATTGCGCTGCATAAGGAGTCGGCGGCTCCTTCCATTGCCCACCGAAGGCTTTATCCGCTTTATCGACTCGATCTCGTCTCCACTTGACGGGAGTCTTGTCCGTCTTTTCGTTTCGGGCTAATCGGCTGGTGTCCTGTTCACCGGCTTCATATCTCGTGTAGACGCCCTTCGGATCCCAGAAGCCCTTATCCGGTTTCGGCTTCTCGGGCTTACCGTAGACGGTGCCGAGTATGATCGGGTTTTGTGCGTTATGCCCGTCGAGGAAGAACCCTAAGACGGTAGTACCTTCTAAAATACCTGTCGGACTGAACCCCACTCCACCGAAGGAGGAGGACTGAATGGGAGATACGACGGCGGCCCAGAAGAGATCATCCGTCTTGATTTTATCTTTCTCATCGGTATGATAACCGTAAACTCTGACCTTCAATCGACCCAGTTTCTCGGGATCGTGTCTATCTTCTATGACACCCAGAAAGTAAACGAACTGACCTAATGAAAAGCCACCAGTCTGAAGAGGATGATTGATGACACTCAAGACACACCTCCTAATTCTCTCTTAACCTCTTCGACATCGTAGTCTAAAACGATACCGGTGGGTTCGGGAGTGACTTGACCGTGAAAGAAGCCTCGTATGCCGGCTCTGTCGATAACGGCTTTCATAATCTCTCTCTTGTACTCGACCTCTTCGCGTGTCTCAGGTGGGTTTAGCTTTCTGTCGATTTCTTGTAAATCTATGATGTTTTTATTTTCCACTTCCGGCTCCTTTAAACATAATTTATCGATTTCATTGCATTTTTTCTTCCAGTCTCTTCTTGATGAGTTCCATATTCACTGTCACATTGGAAGGCGTATAAACTTGACAGATATGGGAAATCAAATAGTCTCCTTTATAATACTTATCATAAGGCTCGTCTTCCTGATCTTGATGACTTGGTAACTCGACCTTGCAGTTTCGACCGAGAAGTTCCCAGACTTTAGCCCCACCAGGTATCTGGATTTGCAACTTGTTCTGCTCTAACTTCAGAAGATTGCTCTTTCTGGAAACGTGCCAATTGGTGACTTGATCGTCGATAGTTTGATTAGCGTGCAATCCCGGATGCTTGGGTAAGAAGGAGATGTTGGCATTCTCTGCTTGATCGAAGATTTCCCATGGCTTCTTCTCCTTATCTTCCGCTATATCATCACCGAAGGAGAAGGTTTTAGATTCCCATTTCTTGTTGATGACGTCGTAGGAAAGCAGTTTGGTCTTATAATAGCCTGCGCCCAGGTTACCGATACCATCGTAGTCATCAGTATGATACTTGGTTAGCATGATACCGTAATCGTCTTCGAAGTTACCCCCATCGTTTCTAAAGTTGCTGGGTTTCTGCTTGAAGGTGATGCCGCTCTTCTCGTTCTTGAAGAGTTCCTCAATCGACCTAAACCAGTATTTATCGAAGTCGACCATGAAGAAGACATAGTCGCTTCTGTTCTCTTTCAGAGCCAGCTTGGCGAACCACCAACCCGCCACATAAGGTGTCCAATTAGGTACGATGGTATGATAGGTTACATCGCTGGGGTCGCTCTTCGTTAGAGAGCCACCGAGGAACTCGGAGCAGACATTAGAGACGCAATCTTCCGGTTTCTTGTTGGCATAGGTTTTAGAAATCCTATTCGTCTGATTAGTCAAGAAGCCCTGCGAGGCGCAATACAATCTATATTGGTAGTGCATCTGCCCTTTGAACGCTTTATCTCCCAGCTTGTAGATGATAAAGTCGTAGGACTTGCTACCGTCCATGACGCTTTCCGTCTCGGTTTCCACTTCTATCGTGATTTTAGACCCGGGTTTGATCGGAATGTTCATCAGGATGTTAGCCGAGTCTTCTATGGTAACGATAGCGGTCCAGCAAGGTAGAAAGATATCTTGATAGATGTTTACCTGCTGAGCGAATCCCGTCACATCCTTACCGGTCTATGGTGACCGTAAGTTTCTTGACGTCTGTAAAATTACCTGATTTTTCAACCTTCATGTAGAGTGTCCTTTAGACAGCATCTTGCTAAAGTCTTCTTCGAAATCCAGTATGAAGTTTTTAGACACGATACTGATCTCTCTTCTCTCTATGTCTAAATCGCTTTCATGATTTAGATTGGTGACGGGTATGATGTTCTTTCCGATGGTCTTGGGATCGTTGGCGTACTTCTCTCGATAGTATTCATCTTCGACATCATCGCATACTCTGCCGGTGTTGATGTTGATGAAATGATGGATACCGCCCACGCCCGAAGAAAAGGGAACGGTTGCCGTAGTACCGTCCACCTTCTTGAACTGCCTACCGACTTGGTATTTCTTAGCCACGAACTTCTCCAGAAGATAGGAGTCTTTGGCCCATTCCGAAAAGGGATCGATGATGTCGTTGACAACCAGAAAAGTCCAATAGTGCGCTGGATTACCATAGATTTTATCGGCTAAACTCTCTATCGAATCGTCGTCTCTTACGCTGTACTTCTGGAAAAGGAACGATTTATAGGCAGACACTTTCCTTAGGAAGAAGGCAGTCAGTATGTTGGTAACCTGCTTCTTCTGACTGGGGTCGCTTATGAACGAATAACTAATCTTATCAAACTTCTTGAAGAAAAATGCCATGTATCCTCCTAATAATTCTCGCCTTCGACATCTTCTCTGACGACGATTTGAATCTCGGACAGCCTGATGTTCATCACCGTCTCGGTCGGGAATCCGTTTCTCATCATCGTCCACATACCGGCACCGGTATAGTCGATGTCGAGGCTGGTAATCACGGATCGTTTGAATCTATGGATGTAATAATTCTCACCATCCAGGAATTGATATTGTACTTCTACTTCTCCAGGATAGTTTAGATAGATAGATGTCGCTCCACCAGCGGGTCCGGAAGGAAGAGCCCACTTTCTGAAGATAGTCAGGATCTCTTTGATGTTTTCGCAATCACCTTCTGAATAGGGGACGAATCTAAAAGTGTATTGGAAGTTTCTGAAGTCGACACCTCTAAAGACTTGGGACAAGTAGGGGTTGAGTAGCATGCCAGCTTTCAATTCCGCCAAGTCTGCAGTCGGTCCTCCTGCCACTCTCTGAAGTTCACCTATCTTTTGACTGACAAATTTGCCGACAGAGCCAAGAGTACTCGCGACACCACCTAACGCCCCAATGATAGCTTGTCCACCACGGAACGATGAGTCCCATGTCACGGTATTCGGTTGACCGAATTGCTCGGGCATATAGAGGTGTATCTGATCTCGCATCTCACTTGCCTTGGTCGAGAATCTCTCATAGAAGGTGAAGTGTATGTTGGCAGGAAACGCTTCTTTGTTGGTTAGAAGTTCGGGATAGTAGAGTTCAGCCAAGGTTATTTCTCCAATCGGTAATTTTCTTATTATTTATAAATAATAAGAGATAATTTGTCGGGGTAAGATGAGTCGATTTCCCGAGCCCGTTAGATACAAACCCGTGAATCCAGCGAAGTATGTCGGTAACATCAATGAGATTACCATGCGTTCTTCTTGGGAAAGCAAGTTAGCATTTTGGCTGGATACGACTCCGACCGTTTTGAAATGGGGGTCGGAGATCAAAGCCATACCTTATTACTCGACCGTAGATAGAAGAGTAAGAAGATACTTCCCCGACTTTTGGGCGCTGGTCAGACAAGCGGATGGATCCGAAAAGCGTTTCATCGTAGAGATCAAACCCAACCACCAAGTCAATCCTCCTAAACCAGGAAGGGATCCGAAGAAGTATAGAGAGTCGATGATCACCTGGCAAAGGAATCAAGATAAGTGGGCATCGGCAAGACAGTTCGCTCAAAAGAACGGGTTCGAATTCCTCGTTATGGACGAATACACTTTAGGCATAGCAAAGAGGTAGCGCAGAATGGCAGTCATAAAAAGAGATCGTCACAAGAAGAAAGGTCTCGAATGGTTTTTCAACGAGCTTAGAAAAGCGGCTAAAGATGTCAACTATAACGCTTATAATCCTGCCACGGATCCATTCATCGGTGGCATGTTCGCCTACCTTTACGATCCTAAGTGGAAGGATAAGCTGCCGTACTGGGATCGACTCCCGCTGGTCGTACCGTTTAACATCTATGGAGACGGGTTTATCGGAATCAATCTGCATTATGCGAGTGGAGATGATAGAGCTAGGTTGTTACAATATCTTCTTCGATTACGATCTAAGAAATCAACTAGAGATTATGTCAGAGTATCTTACCAATCTCTTCAGGTTGCCACGAAGTCGGATGTCTTACAGCCATGCATTCACAGGTATCTAACTACTCATATCAGAACTCGATTAGTTAAGATCAGCATGGATGAATGGGAGAATGTCGCTTCATTGCCTCTGGCTCAATGGAAAAAAGGCACCAAATCATAGGAGAAGTATAATGGCAGAAATAAGTGCCACCGTAACAGATTTTTTAGGTAAATTCCCAGTCGGGTTTGCTCGTCCCAATAGATATATGGTGGAGATGAAGCTGCCGTCAGGAATAG